ACTGGGAAATTGCCTGCGCCATACCAGAACCGGTGGTTTTGAATGCCTGAACACTGGCTGAAATTCCAGCGGAAAAGACCTTCCCAAACTGCATATCGGAGAGATCAGCATACATATCCTTATAGATTCCATAACCGGTTGCAAACAGGGATGTCATCTCCGCTGTGGTGGACCTGGTGGCCTTGCCGGTCAGAGCGGCAAGCTTTGTGAATTCGGCAACGCCGGTATCGGTAAGTGATGATATGCCGCTCTTGATATCATACGCGGCGGCTATGAACTCCGCTTTAGTGGTTCCCGCCCACTGACTGGAAAAGCTCGCGCCGGCCGCTTCGAGTGCTGCCATATCGGTAACCCCGACAGAAGACAACTCTCCCAGGGCTTTTTGTGTTGCAGCGGTGGCCATAACCGTGCCGGACAGCAGAGCAATTATAGCCGCTCCTCCTGCCGCAACACGCAGGCCGTACTTTTTGAAATTTTCGAAGGCGGGACCGAGAGACTGCGTCTTCTTTTTCAGGGCTTCCATCCCCCTCGTCATCCTGCTCACAGGCCCTGAGACCCTGTCAACTACTGATAACAATATCCCAAGTTTAAAAATGCTTTCCATTTGCTCGTTGCTCGTTGCTGGTTGCTCGTTCTCTGACTTCTGACTTCTGACTTCCGATTTCCGACTTCTGACCTCTGACTTCCGACCTCTGGACTACTTCCCTCCCAGCGCCTTTGCTATGGCCCCGGCCGTCACGTTTGTCTGCCTTTCCTCCAGCCACACCGCCTCGACATATTGAGATGTCAAGACTTCTATGTCTTGCGCGGGCTCCGCGTAGAGGTAATGCCGGATCAGTATTTCCATCTGTCTGATCCAGTTCTTGTCCAGCTCCTCGCGAAGCCTTACAATTTTTTTACATCGAATTCCTCGTTCAGGCCCACGGCATTCTGCAAGGCATTGTTGAGAGCGACTATCAGCCCTGGTTTTTTGTCGAACTTTCTTTTCAACTCATCCCTGTCCGGATATACCGCAAGATCATAGACAAGATTCTGCACGGCCGCAGCGAGCTTTCCTTTGGCCGCCGATGCCAGATACCGGTTCATGTCGGGCTTCGCTGGTTTTTTGAAAAAATAAACACTATCGTCTTCGCCTGTCAGCACAAGTACCGGACCATTTTTTTGTGCATCGAGCACCTCTTTTGGGAGGTTCTCTTTTTCTTTGTCTTTGATTTCTTCAGTCATTGTTGTTTCTCCCTTTTTCGATTTTCCAATTTCAAGTCTCATCTCTCCTATGCTCCTGCCGCCCCGTCTCTTCCGTCGGCATAGGCAGCAACGTCATTCCATTTGATCGGCGAGAGGATTATAAAATCGAGTTTTGTTACGCCCGTATTGTCATCCTCTTGCTTCCCGCCTGTATCGGTCTTGGTTATCATACAGTCAGGCAGCGTGTCCGTAATTACCGGCTGATCATGGTTTGCGTAAGATACGATAATCGTAAATGGACTTTTTGTGAAAAATCCGCCGCCGAGATTGCTTCTCAGCCTTTCTGCCTCATCTTTATCCAGAGACATATTCCCCGATGCCTTATAGTTTTTCCGGCCATAACCACGCGGGATCGACCCTTTACCGTACCGGGCTTCGATACCCCTTTCGTCGTTATACGATATCTCTGTAACCCCTACTGCAAGGCCACTCGGTAACTGGACTTCAATCGATTCCCAGTCGTAAAGATTTCCGTTGATTGCCATTTTTTATTCCTCCTTTTTCAGGTGTCGGGGATCAGGTTTCGGGGATCAGGGATTCTGACCCCTGACAGCTGACCCCTGTTCACTGTTCATTATCCTTCCAGTCTCGGATCAAACTTGCTTCCCGCATATATATACCGCGCAAAGAGCTTGATTTGCCTGATGATTGGGATTCCTATCAAATCCATCTCTACGGCAACTCCGTTATTGACAATATCCTGACCCTCCGGGATGGTTACGACGTAATCCGCCAATTCCGGGGGAATTGCCGCTTTCAACGTGTTGAGCGCCATCTCTATGTTAGCCTTGAGATAGTTCAGACCCGCTGCGCCGCCTTCCATTAATGGATCGCCTGCCTCATCATACATGCTCTTGAGGGCTGCAATCCTGGCCTTCCTGACAGCTTTAAATACCGTCCTCACAACTTCGATATACTGGTAATCGCTGGTTGCGTCGGCCATTGTCCTGGCGTCTCCCCAGTATGCTGAAGAAAGACCCGCGTAATGCTTTGCGGTGGCATACCTGTTAGACTCAAGCTGCTGCTGCATGGCTTCAGTGAAGTCGTCAGGAAGGCTTCCCTGTGAAATCCCCGCGTCCCTGACCCGTCCTGTCGCTCTCATAACAGGTATGGAGAGTATCCGGCCCGCCATGAGCCCTGCCCAGTTTCGGGTGATGCGTTTTCCTGTGGTGTCCGAAACCTCGCCGAATGCAGCGCAGACGCTTACGAAACGATGGGCATAACCCTGCTGTTCGGCAATCATGGCCGCTGTCCATTCGTCCAGGTCTTCGTTGTCCCAGGGCAGCCTGGTTTCAGCCAGGAAAAAGGTCGGTTTGTGTGCATTCCAGAGCTCGTCCGCCTTTGCGCCCATACACGCCCAATCGGTAGAATCAGACGGCCCGGTTACATACACAAACTCCACATCATACAGGCTCAAGGGCTGTTCCAGGGCGTCCATGACCGCTGAAATCGACGGAACCGGCGGATTCAGCTCAAAGCTGTATACGTCGCCTGCGACCATGTCCGGGGTATCCGGCACGGTAATTGAAACGCCCGTAGTGCCGACAGATATGATTCCGTCAACCGGAATTGTCTTTTCAATGCCCCATGCATCCCCGCCGTCGACCGTAAGCTGGTATGTCCCAACGTTCCGAGTGCCGCCGGTTATAATCTTGAGCTGCACATCCGCAGCCGCTTTCACGGTTCCTGCAACTGTGATGTCCGGGCCTGTGCCTGTATGTGTTACAGGGCCAATACTTGCACGGATAGTAAAAGTGTAAGTATCGCCTAATACCTGCTCGCCGGTCAGGGTCAAAGTTACGCCTGTGGTCTCGATGCTTATCTGGCCGTTTTCAGGGGTTGCTGTTGTCTCGCCCCATGTTTCTCCGCCATCCAGGGACAGTTTGTATGTTGCCGTACCAGGGGCGCCCCCGACCACGATTTCGACAATCGCATCGGCGTTGCTGGACGGGACTCCACTTGTTGAGGCCTCCGGTCCTGTGCCGCTATGCTCAACCGGCGTAATATAGCCGCCGGCAGATCCTTCCACGGGCACCGCAATCACGACAGGGTTCTGGCCGCCTGTGGCAAAAATGTCTCTCAAGCGATCAACCAGAGGCCCTACTCCAAGAAGTCCCTCAAGATCGCTCGATTTGCCGAGCAAATAACCTTTGCCTGATTCTCCCAGGCTGCATACTCCGACCGCAATACACGCTCCCTCAACTCCCCCGGGCGCGAGGCCGGATGTCCCGTCAACTAAATATTCTAATACATCTCCCATGATTCATTACCTCCTATTCCATCCACCAGGAAAAGCCGATCGGCTCAACATTAAAAAGGGCTTTTGCTGCTTTTCCGATGGTTTCCGTGATGGTTGCGTCAAATTTGTTTCGACAGTTCGGACAAACAATTTCCTGTCCAGCGGCTGCTCTGTTGGTTTCAACCCAGAATTTACACTCGCAGCGAGCGCATTGAAACCGGATACGATCCGATATCTTTATCATCTTAGATCCTCCCTCCGCCCTGGGGCCTTCTTCTGAACCTGCCCAGGGCCAGATCAAACTCACCCTTAGACACCTGTTTCCCCGGTGCCCATCCCGCGGCACGCATCAGCCCCGCAACCTCCCAGGACTTAATGCCTTCCGCTTCAGCCAGCTCTTCCACAGGCATTATTTCAGGCTTACTCTTTTTCTTTTTCGCAAGGCCAGAGCCTTGCCCTGCATTGCTCCCCGCTTCAGGCTTTGAGCTTACAGATTTGTTTTCCCATTTTTTGACTTCTGTCTTCTGACTTCCGTCTTCTGTCTTTCCTGCCATGATTATCCTCCTTTTTTAGCTCTTAAGCTGTTTAGCTGTTAAGCTGTTTAGCTTATAAACTTATGAGCTTATCAGCTTTTATAATCCACGTTATCCTTGAGGTTGACATCCCTGATCAGCGGGATGTCTTCATCCTTTGTGATCATTGCCGAAAAAACGATATGGACGGCGTTGGATCGCTTTATGAACGCCTCGGCCATCCTGTATCCAAAACCTCCACGCACGGCCCTCGTGGCCACAACCGTAACCAGATTATTGTTACTGTCGGCAGTTCTCACCGGCAGCGACACAATGAAATCATTCGTAAATTGCGCCAGCCAGCCTTCATTGTCCGACCGTATCGTCGCCCTGACGGTCAGCTCACGTTTGTAGATTCTGGATCTGACCGTTCGATGCGTCGTCGGATTCGCAGCGCTCTCAAATTTAGCGATCCGGCGATAAGACCTTTCAAGCTCTTCCAGCATATATTCCAGCTCCAGGCGGGGCATGGGCAGGATGATACTCTGCTTTGCCGGTTTTTCCATTACGCTTTTCAGCGCCATTCCCGATGAAACCGCAGCGTCTGTAATTATCTGTTTTGCAAGCGCTCTCATATCAATCCCTCAGCCATGAAATCCTCGACAACACCCTTAATTTCGTCCCTGTCGTCTTCGCTGATCCCCAGAAAGGCCCTTTCGGGAATCGTAACCTTCCGGCCTCTTCCGGCCTTGCCCCCGAATTGATGTATTGCGCCGTAAACTTCCACTGTGCCCACAGCCACCTGTTTGGGAGATGCTTCATATCCGATGGAACCCTGTCCGTCAGGGTCTGTCCGCCTTCAGCCTGTGCCCTTATGGACTTATCCCATTTTGTGCCATCAGGCCGTTCCTCATTCTCGAAACGTTCCTTTGTGGATGCGACCAGCGTTTCTCCAATGGCCTCCGTCAATGTCTGTGTATGCCGCATCTTCGTGATCGTTTTTCCGATCATGCTTTCAAAACTTTTCCAGTCACCTGTAAGTTTTACGCCAGCCATTACAACCCCAGATCAAATTCAAATATCCGGTGAAGCGCCTTTTTCTTTTCATAGAAATCCATCATCGACTCCCTGAAGGGTTTGAACTTTCCCCTGGAATCAATCCCGCAGTTGGGGCATGTTATATCGTCCCTTGAAAAGAAGTTTTCCGCCTGAAGCTCAAAGCTGCATTCGCAGATTACGCATGTAATTTTAATCGGCTCTTTGCCGTACATATCTTTCTCCTCTAAAACTTTCCCCATTTATCGGCTGTAAATATCCGATCCGGAGCAGAGACCTCAATGCCGCTATCGTCTCCGCCGTCGGACGGGAAGGGGTTTAGTTTTCCTTCCCTGATTTTGTCCAGGTCTTTTTCCGCCCTGAGATAGAGCTTTTGCAGGGGCAGCCATTCATTGGCTGAAGACGCCTCTGTATCCATCAGGGACGTAATCTCACCCACCAGACGCCAGTCGCACATGACCGCAGAGATACGCGTGAGCATTGCGGAGGTGTTTTCCTCCGGAACCTCAAAGCCCCCCTGGAGCAGCGCCTCATCAATCTCCGCGGATACGTTGGCAATATGGCGATCGGAGGAACCGGGTTTCAGCTCCTCGATCTTCGCCAGGTATTGTTCCAGAAGATAATCTTTCAGATCATCAGATGTGCAGTACATATCGCTCCACTCCATTTCAGTGGTTAGTGGTCAGTTTACAGTCAATTCCGCAAGGCCGAAGCCTTGACCTACTGATCCCCGATCCCTGACCCCTGATCGCTGTTAGGCTACTACCGTCGCGTCACAGATCCCGTCCACGTTGGGGAGCGGGAAAGGC